CTCCATTGTAACCAATAGTGGTTTCAGTTCTTGCGATATTTTTTGCTCTTCCTTCCGCTACATCAAATACTTTACTTATAGTTTTTGCCAGAATATCGGTTGTGTATCCAGCTGGTTTTGCTAAAGCATCTATTAAAGTTTGCTTTACTATTTCAGTAGAAGCTTTTAATTTAAGTCCTCTATTAGCAATGAAAGTTGCGGCTTCTGTATTAGGTAAATTGAAAGCCATTCCCACACCTGTTATTGAACGTTCTGCACCTTTCATAAAAATCTTTTCAATATCGGGAGTTAGTGTTTCAACAAATTGTTTATCCCACTCAAACCCTTTTATTGTTGTGATTATTTGTGCTACAATTTCAGAAGTTAAGCTATCTGCTTTATCTTTTACTTTTAGTAAAGCAATAGCTTCTTTGAACTTGCTTTTCCAAAACTTCTTTATTTTAGAAATCATTGGCTTTTCATATTCATTCATAACTTTTGCAGCTTTCTCTTGCTCCATTAATCTCAATACTTTATCAAATGTTAATGATTTTTCTTTTGCTATTAGTTGTTTCTTTTCGTGTTGTTTTATTATTCCTTCTTTATTTTCTTTTGCTGGTTGAACTATTCTTGCTGGTTTAGGTTCATCTCCATCTTTTACTGGTGGAAATCCTAAACCTAATTTTTCATTTATTACATTAAAAGGAACTCCCATATTGTAAAATTTATATGCTACATCTGCCTGGTCTTTCATTTCCTTTTGCAGTTCAGGAACATCTTTTATATTAAATACGCCTCTATATGGAATGTTATATCTGTCAAAAAAATCTGTTTTTAGTTGTTGTTGTATTTTCTTTATCAATGGAATAATAGTATTTGTGAAAAAATCTCTTCTTAACTCTCTTACATTTGAGTGTGAAGAATCATTATAAAATAAAGAAGAAGGCACTTGAAAGATTGCTAAAATTTGGTCTCGGTTATATTTTTTACTTTCAAGGAACTCCATGTCTTTTTGTGGAATACCTATTGTTTTAAACGTTAACCCTTTTTGAAGCACTGGTGTTTTATGGGCATTTTCTAATCCTGCTGTATTTTTAGTTATTGATTCGCTTAGTTCTTTTTCTTGTTGTCGACCCATTTTTCTTGGTGCGCTATTTTGAAAATATCCTTTTACTAATCCACCTTGTTTGAAGAACTTTGTGTTGTATTGGTCGGCATAATAGTTTTGTAATATATCTGTTCTTGCGGCTGTTATTGGAGCCATTCCATCAAGAGGGTCTCTTGGGTGCCAATATTTAAAAAAGATTACTTGTTCTGGACTATAAGTTATTTCACTATTTTTATTTCCATAAACATATTTTGCTATTCCGCCTTGTTTTGTTTTAACTATTTTCATCATTGAAGAGTTAGCAATAAACATCATTGAAGGTCTGCCATAAAGGAAACTTTCATTTACCCAAAATGCTTTCCCGTATAACTCCAAGTTTGAAATAAGTTCTTCCCATAATAAAAACTTTGAAACTTGCGGATAAGGATTGTCAAACAACCTAACAAATGGATTACTATCGTCCTGGACTTTTCCTTTATAATCAAGTATTTGAAAATCTGCTTTAGCAAAACTCGCAACTTTTCTATTTATTGCGGCATAAACTATTCCATTGGTTTCATAAGGGTCTCCAACCTTGGAATAATCTTTCATTACATTATCACTGTTATCAAATATATCTTTGAATATATTCCAGTTTGTTGCACTTTTATCAACAACGTATATTTTAGGTTTTAGTATTCTGCTAAATATAGACATATTTTATTTCCTTTTAGAACTCTATAAAACTTACAACAGGTTGATTATCTAAATAAGCTGGTTCGCTATAAATTGCATAACGAAGCGCATCAACAAAGTGATCGTTTTCTTTTACTGGTTGGTCTGTATTAGGGTTCCAAACATAGTTATCTAAATCAGATAAAACATTTAAACAACTCTTTGAAACAAAGAACTTATTACTTTCAATAAGTTGATTGATAAAGTTTATTCCATCTATTACAGAACCTTGACCTTTCTTTGCTGGATAACAACTGGCAATGCAATCAAAAACCATTTCGCCCCAGTTTATATCAGTGTAAGCAACATAATCATACTGCTCCCACCTTTTAACTATCTCTTCATTTATCTTATCAGGTGTTTCTTTGAATAGTGGGAACTCGTCAATAATATAAACTGCGTCATCAATCCATCCTATAAGAACAACCGCTATGTTATTTCCTAAATCAACACCAATAACATATTTATCAAAAACCTTTGGCAGTTCATCAATTGCCATAGTGTCATAATCAAATCTTTCATAAATACAACCCTCTGGTTTTACAAACTCTCCAAATAAAAAACGCTTTCTTTCCATCTCTGGAAGTTGTTTCAAGTTATCAATATAATCATCTGAAAGGTTTTCCAAGTTATCAGTTGGGTTTAACTTTATGCACTGATAATTATTCGGCTTATTTAAATCTTTATCATTATCAGGGTTTATCTTTTCAATGAATAATTTATGAGTATAGTGTGTTGGTGAAGGTGGGTTCATATCATAGATGATTTTATTTTTATGGAACTCTTCTTTATCTTTAAGTTTTACTCTTTGAGCCAACCTTGTTTTTACAATTGTTACAGTGCTATAAGGTATTTGGCTACACTCATTCAAATAGATTTTACAAAACTCTCTACCAAGTATTTTTTCAATCCTGTCTTTTTCATCCAGTCCATCAACAAAGATTTCACTTCCATTATAGAACCTTGCTACTAAATCAGTAGAGTTAGTTTTATAGATTTCATCTGGATATGTTTTTAGTATTGGTAATAGTGTTTCATTCCAAACAGAGTTTTTAGCGTGATTGAAATGCAGTCTTGCGATTAGTTGTCTTGAACCTGGATACAATAATGCTGTTGCTATCATATCCGCTACAATCACATAAGACTTTCCACTTCTCGCTCCACCATATAATAGAACATTTGGAATATCCTGGTGTATTAGTTTTATTGCTTCATTCTGTTTTTTAGTTAATTTCAAGCTGATTTAACTCCATTAATCTTTTTTGGTAAAATGCTAAATAGATTATATTTTTCAATAAGGTTCCGCACTAACTTTTTTCCCTTGCTATAATTTTCATTTTTTTCTAATGGTCGTAAATTATTCAAACTCCAACACTTTTTTATTTCTTCTATATTAGAATAATCATACAAAGACATAGGAATAATATGGTCTATATGCCAATAAGCTCCGTAGTTGTTCCAGTTCATTTTATTGTCAAAATGCTTTTCTAAATGTTCTTTTAACTGATTAATGTTGAATGAAACATATTTCAAACAAGATTGATTATTTTTAGAATATCTTTGTAATTTTAGAGCTTTCCAGATTATAGTTGATATATTTGTTCTTAAAACATATTCAATATCTGTTTTACGACGTTTTTTATGATTTTCATTACTATATTCTGGATTTTTATCGCGCCATTTTTTACTTGTTTTATTAATATATTCTTTATTTATTACATAATATTTTTCACTATATTTCTTACGCTTCTCTTTGTTTTTTTCTTCCCATTCTTTTTCATTTTTTCTACATTGTTCTATATTCTTGTTACGATATTCTTTACTATATTCTGGATTTTCATCGCGCCACTGTTTCCCATATACTTTTCTTGCTTGCTTGTTTTCTTGATACCATTTTTTATTATATTTTTTACAACATTCTCTGCACCATTGACCTAATCCATCTTTTGATTCTTTATTTTTGCTATATTCATTTAATGCTTTTTGCTTTTTACAACAATTACATATCTTTTTATTCATCGTTAATTTCATTTACTTTTCTTGGTTCTTCTTTTCTTCCATAATCAGGGTTCAATTCAGGAACAAGCGTGATTCTTATATCACCGCTATGATCTATTTTTTGTTTATCGTTCCATACACCAGTGCCTTTCAGCACATCAATACAAACTTTTATTTCATCTTTTCCTATATCTTCTATTCCCGTAGTTCTATATTTTATGATTACATCTTTTATTACACCTGCTGCAAAACCTGTTACTGAAAAAAGTGTATCGCGTGCTTTTTCTATTGAGTTTTCTTTATATGCCTGTATTCGCTTTTCTATTTTAGGCATTCTCTTCCATCGTTTTATAGTGTTTCTTGACACTCCATATTCATCAGCCAACTTTTTCATAGATGGATTACTCAAAGCACAAGCAATAATCATTCGTTCAACCCAGTTTGGTTCCCGCTGTCTAACTTCCATTGCTTTCGCTCTTGCTGCGGAAGTGTCTAAAATATTATTTGTTTTAACACCTTTTTGAGTTGTCATTAACATCTATTCCTTTGAAATCAACAAAATATATTTTGTCTTTTTTGCTTATTCTTCTAAACACTATGTTATATACTTTTGCTATGCTTACTGGATATTCCGTAATGCGGAGATACTTATCTCTGTATAGATGGATATACTCTCTGTATTTTCTTTGAGTAAGCAGCATTCAGTTGTTATCTTTCCTGATTAGATTATTTACTTCCTTGATGGCTTTTATCCTTGCTACATTGCCTATTAGATGGTGTAGTTCTTCAATAGTTCTGTTTTGTATTATGCTATCAGGCACTTCAATGTTTATCTGTATTAGCATATTTTCTAATGTAGGCTTTAAGGAAGTTCCATATTATTTTTTCTGGCTTTTTGTGTTGCTTTTTGCATAGTCGGCGGAACTTTGTGAAGGTGGGCGATGTTTGATGTAATATAATTTCATATCCTTCATCAATAAGAATGTTTATAGCGTCTTTTACTTTGTCTGCCATATATTATACTTTCCATAACTTATTATTATTTTTTTCATATTTATCTCCGTTATAGTTATCTTTCCCGTTTTCTAAAATCGTATATGTAAATGAAGAGTAAAATAAAGAATCAGTAAAGGTAAATAACGGAGGTAAGTAAAATGACTGAAAAAGAAAAACAGTATCAAGAAGAGTATCGTAAAATTCATAGTAATGTTCCCATCGTGAGAAGTGTTCATAAAAGACTTAAACTATATTCTGTTAAAATTGAAAAATCATTAAGTATGACAATTACCGATATACTTACAGACTTTCTTGATAAAGCAGGCGAATAAATGAACTCACACCAACAAGCAATTGATATAACTAAATCCCTAATAGGACAGAGTAACCTTTTATCAATACCAGTGTATTTTATCAAATATACTGGTAGTGTAAATGCCGCATTACTTTTAGGACAACTTCTTTATTGGGCTGACAAAGGTGATGATAGTGAATGTTTTATTCATAAAACTTATGATGAATGGGAAGAAGAAATATGCCTAAAAAAAGATGCTGTTAGTTCTGCCAGGGCTAAACTGGAAACTATGGGGATAATAGAAACTAAAGTAAAAAGAGTAGAACATAGCAACTGTAATAGCGGAGTAGTTCACTATAAAATGCTGATGGATATGTTCCTTCAAGATTATGGTTCATTTTTGAAAAAGTTAAAAGGGCAAGAACTTAAGAGTGGGAAATCCCACCTTCAAGCGGAGGAATTGCCCACCTTTAAGCGGAGGAATATTTCACTCTCTTCTATTACA